TGAGGGTGAGGCGGTTGTGACTGGCACTCTTGTTGGGCAGATTTTGGGTTTGAATCCGTGGGAGTCTGCGTTCACTGCTTGGGCTAAGGCCACAGGGAAGATTCCTAATGAGGTGAAGCAGTCGTTGGCGATACGTTTTGGTCAAGTGTTCGAAGACCCTATCAAGTTGGTGTGGTCTGAGCTGAATCCTGGTTATGAGATTGTGAGCGATGTTGGCACTTGGGCGCATGATGAGTTTGATTGGGCGCGCGCGAATCCTGATGGTTTGCTGAACTATCCTGACGGCACTAGCGGCATTTTGGAAATCAAGACCAGTCGTGTGCCGTTCGATGAAGTGCCACCACATTATCGGGCGCAGGTGCTTTGGTATTGCTTTGTGATGGGTGCGACTAAGGCGAAACTGGTCGCGTTATTCAGTGGCAACGATCTGCGCGAGTTCGACATCGTGTTCGACCAGTGGGAATTTGATGCGATGTTTGCGGCTGTTGAGCGTTGGCGCGACTGTGTGCTGAACGACACGAAACCTGACTGGGATGGGTCTGCCAGCACCTTTGAAACGGTGAAGGCCATCAACACCGGCACAGCTGACACGGCTGTTGACCTGGGGGATTTGGGTGTTCATGTTCAGAACGCACAATCAGACTTTGACAAGGCGGCTGAGTTGCTGACAGAGTTAAAGTCGCGCACCATCGATGCTTTGGGCGAGGCCAAGACTGGTTTTGTTGATGTCGGTGGTGAGCAGTATGTTGTTTGCACCAGAAGCGTGAATCGCAATGGTGTTGTTTCACTAACTATCAAGAAGGGTAAAAATGTCTGAGAACATTTGGGAATCACAGCTGGAAATCAACAAGATTTGTGACAAGCGAATTGCGTTGTTGGATCAGCAGTTGTCTGCGGTGACTGCTTTGGTTATTCGCCAGGGTGAGTTGTTGGCTGAGTTGGCTAAGTTGGCTGCGCCGACACCACCGGCTGACTGCACGGCGAAGCACTGCACCTGTGACATTGGTGAGATGTAATGGCACAGTTCAATCTGGCCGATTACGAAACCGTTGAGCAACGCCATGCCAGGGTTATTGCACAGTTCCCTGACCTGCGCAGCATCATCATCAATCACACAACACCGGCTGACCGTGCTGTTGGGATGTGGGTGGTTGAGGCGCGAGTGTATTTGAACGCGGCAGACCAGGCAGCTGATTTGCCGAAGGCTACTGAGTGGGCGTTTGAGATTGATGGTGCTGGTTTGGCTAATAAGACCAGTGCGTTAGAGAACGCATGCACTTCGGCTTTGGGTAGGTCTTTGAGGTGGGCTTTGGGTGGTTCTAAGGGTGCTAGTCGTGAGGAAATGTCGAAGGTGGCTGCTGGTAAGACACCATCGAAGCGCGACTGGTTGGCTGAGGCCGACAAACTAGCATTGACCTATGATGTTGACAGTTTGCGTTTGTTATACACCGATGCGGTGGCCGCTAAGGTTGCGCCTGAAATCTTGGAAAAGATAAAGGCTTATGGATCAACGGCTAAACCGTAAAATCCTTCTGGCTTCGATTGTGGAGTTGCAGGAAACGATTGCTTGGGAATTTTGGCATGGCTCTGCTGACACTGTTGAAGTTTTGTTGATTACTCAAAGGGAAAGGTTGCAGCGTGTTGATAACACCGGACATGGTGATTCAGGAATTGCAGAGATTGACAACGGAAGCGGCGAAAGCGCCACAGGCGATTTATGAAGCTGAGAAGAAGTTGGCTGAGGCCGAGTTTGCGTTAGAGCGTGGGTTCAATTTGGCGTTTATGAACGCTGAGGGAACGGTCGCTGATCGGACTGCGTTGGCGAAGTTGGAAACAGGCCAGTTGCGGTTGGATGCTGACATTGCCAGGGCTGAGTTGAACAGGGTCAGGAATAAGGCTAAACAGTTGGCTGATGCTGGTGTTTTGAACGCCACTATTGGTCGGCAGGTTGAGCTGCTTTTCAGAACAGGTCACTAGCATTGGGGTATGCCTATTAGTCAGACTTGCGGTTTTTGCGGTTCATCGTTTGAGGTGAGTGGTGCGCGTGAGGTGGCTTTGTGGCGTGAGTGGGTGTCGAAGCATCGGTGCGAGGTTACGCCTGATGTGACTGAAACACCGATTATGACGAGTGCGGAAACTTCGTTTGAGCGCATTGGGTTTCAGATGAAGTCGTTGAACATTGAGTTGCCTGATAAGCCTGGTTGGGATGATGAATAGGCGCGAGTTCGACAAGCTGTTGGCGCGTGACAAGCATTGTTTGCATTGTGGCAAGGTTGATGACACTCTGATTCCGCAGCACAGGGCTAATCGTGGGTTTGGTGGTGCAGGTCGCAAATCTGTGTTGAATTTGCCGTCAAATCTTATAGTTTTTTGTGCTGAGGCCAATGTGCTGATTGAGTCGGATGCTGAGTGGGCTGACCGTGCCAGGTTGTTTGGGTGGAAGTTGTCGCGGTGGGCTGATCCGACTGCAACACCGGTCTATGACTTGCCGAACGCTGTTTATTGCATTATTGGCGATGACTGGTCTAGGGTGGAGTTACACAATTTCGGAAAAGGGTATTTGACGAATGAAAATCGGAAGTCTTTTTAGCGGCTACGGTGGCCTTGATTTGGCTGTGCAGGAAGTGTTTGGCGCACAGGTGGTTTGGCATTGTGAGTGGGAAGATGCGCCTTCTGTGGTGTTGGATGCTCATTGGCCTGGTGTGCCGAATTATCGTGATGTGACCAAAGTGGATTTTTCACAGGTTGAGCGTGTTGACATTTTGACTGGTGGGTTTCCGTGTCAGGATTTGTCGGTTGCTGGTAAGCGTAAAGGGTTGACTGATGGCACTCGGTCTAATTTGTGGTTTGAGTTTCATCGTGCCATTGTTGAACTTCAACCGAGGTTTGTTGTGATTGAGAATGTTAGGGGTTTGTTGAGTGGTAAAGCAGCTAGCGAGTTGGAACTCGCAACATCAGGTTTGGATTACAGCGAATCAAAACCAACTCTTAGAGCAATGGGTGCTGTGGCAGGAAGTTTGGCCGAAATCGGGTATGACTGTAAGTGGGTCACTGTTAGAGCTAGCGATGCCGGCGCACCTCACAGGCGAGAGCGAGTTTTCATCCTTGCCAACCGTCAAGGCTAGGGATGCTCAGGCTGAGGGTTATGAAGCTGGTTTGCGGCGTTCACAGCCACAGATAGGCACTTTTGTCAAAGCCATTGTGGATGGTGATGACAGGCTTTTGCCAACGCCAAGCACACAGGATAACTCTGGCAAGTGTCGTGACCACGGTGGCGATTTGTTGCACGAGTTTATTTGTGGTTGCGAACGGTCTGAGCGCAAAGATATTGATGATGATTCTTTGATGCGAACACCGTCTGTTGTTGACGGCACTGGTGGGGCTATCAGTGAGAAGCAGGCGCGTGAGCGAGGCCGTATGGTGAAGGTCGCTGATCAGGCTGCACAGTTGGCTTTTGAGAATGGTTTGCCTGTGTCTGAAACGATTGCGGATAGTTTGTTGCCGACACCTACTTTGGGGCATTTGCGGAATCATGATGAGCCGATTGAAGATTATTTGGATAGGCGTGGCAAGGCTGAGTCGGGTGAGTATCGTGGGATGCCTGGTATTAGTTTGGGTGTTGCTGTGCGGATGGAAACTTTGCCAACACCGAAGGCTTTGGATGGTGTCAAGGGCAATTTAAAGTCTTCGCAGGAACGGTTGGAGTCGGGTCGGCAGGTTGATTTGCCAAATGTTGCCATTGACTTGATGCCGACACCGTTGGTTGATGATGCTAAGAACACAGGTCACAATCAGACACGAATCAAGACTCTTGCAAGTGAGGTTTGGGAAACTGAGCGCACAACGAATTGGGGCAAGTTTGAGCCTGCAATTCGCCGGTGGGAAGCCGTCACAAGGCCTGCACCTGCACCAACGAAACCTGATGGCAAGGATGGCAACCACCGTTTGAGCAGCTTGTTTACGGAGTGGATGATGGGTTTGCCTGTTGGTTGGGTGACTGGTCATGGGTTGAAACGCAATGATGAGTTGAAGATGTGTGGCAATGGTGTTGTGCCACAGCAGGCTGTTTTGGCTTTGCGGTATTTGTTGGGTCAAACTGATATCCCAAAAGCCTAAGCACTGAGAGAGAGAGAGAGAGAGAGAGAGAGAGAGAGAGTTAACTTGCCAACACCAACAGTGAGCGACACCTTCACAGCTGGCCTCAAATCTTCTCAGCAGAAACCTGGTTCGATGCATAGCGTGACACTGCCGCAAGCGGTGTTATGGTTGGTGGACTAAACTGAATAAAGAACGACCACAGTGCATGGAAACCCTGTGGCCGCTCAAACCGATAATCGAGCTATCGGCATTTCCTAGAATACTAGGTTTGCCGTTGAAAGGCAGTAAAAAATGAGTTTTGGCGCATCAGCAGTAGCCTGGCATCACTCACAAGCAAAAGGCACAGACCTGTTGGTTCTTATGTCACTCGCAAACTACATCAATGACGATGGCGCATGGCCGAAGGTGGAAACCATCGCCAAAGGTGCAAGAACCAGCGTTCGGCAGGTTCACCGATCGCTAGCGGTTCTCAAAGAGCTTGGCGAGATTAGTTGGGAACACGGTGCTGGTGTTGGTCGTGGCGTTTACAAGTCAAACCTCTACAAGTTGCTGTTGTCATGTCCGGCTGAGTGTTCTGGTGACTGGAATCACACCGTGCGCCAATCTGTCACCTCTGCCGAAATTGTCAGGTCTAGGGGTGACAATCTGTCAGGTCTAGACATGACACACACGGCAGACAAACCTATTACTGAACCAGTTAAAGAACCTGTAATAAAAGCGACAACAAACAAACCACATTTATTGAACGAATCGTGGTTGCCGGATGATCGGCTGATTGGAATGTTTGTTACTAAATGGCCTTTGCTGAACATGAGTGAACAGACCGAAGCGTTCAAGCTGCATCACATGGCAAAAGGCTCAAAGATGGTGGATTGGGGTTTGGCTTATCAGAAGTGGATGAATCAGGCGCAGAAGTGGGCTGCCGATAAACAGCCAAAAGACCAGGTGCGCAACATTGTTGGTGATTTCTGATGTATGAGCAAAACGCCGAAAAAATCTTTATAGGGTCAATTCTTCTTAGCCGTGGCGCGGTCTTGGATGATTGCCACCTGATCGCCACCGATTTCACGAGTGAACGCCACCAAAAGATTTTCGGTGTGCTTGTGCAGATGCGCCGCGATGGTGAAGGCATTGACACCGTAACGGTTGGGTCAAAGATTCCTGAGCTGACAGCGTATTTGCATGAGGCCACAGGGGAAACACCAGCCTGGCAAAACGCCAACTTCTATGAGCAACTAATCCATGACCGGAACGCTCGTTGGGCTTTGGTGCAGGTGGGTCACGATTTGCAGGCTGCCGGTAACGCCATTGACAGCGATGTGGATGTTGCGTTGGATCGTGCTGGTGACAAGATTGAGCAGGTCACGGTTGGCAGGTTGCGGTCTGAGGTTGAGTTTGTAAAGGACTTGATTCTGCCTGCGGTTGATAATTTGAACAGCGCACCTGACTTTGTGCCTTCGCAGTGGGGTTATTTGAACGACTTTTTGGGTGGGTTTCGGCCTGGTGCGTTATACATTATTGGCGCGCGGCCTGCGGTGGGTAAGTCTGTGGTTGCGGTGAACATGGCTTATCAGTTGGCTGCGACTGGTGCGGTGAGTTTTCACAGTTTGGAAATGTCGAAGCGTGAGATTGTGAACCGTTTGTTTGCGAGTGTTTGCATGGTGAGCATGGATCACATTGAGCAGCGGAAGATGACGGCACTTGATTGGGAACGCATTGCTAAGGGTCGTGAGTTGATGTCTAGGCCGATTGCGATTGCGGATAAGTCGGGGCAGACACTAACGGATGTTCGGGCGTTCGCCAGGCAGGTCAGCAAGAAGCAGAAGTTGGCTGCCATCGTGGTCGATTACTTACAGCTGATGCAGGACACTGAGCGTGGGCGCAGTCGTTACGAGTCTGTGACGGCCATCAGTAACGGCCTGAAAATCTTGGCTAGGGATTTGGATGTGCCGGTGATTGCTTTGGCGCAGCTGAACCGTGCTGTTGAAGGCCGAAAAGACTCAGCACCGAACCTGTCTGATCTTCGAGATTCGGGTGCTATTGAGCAGGATGCCGATGTGGTGATTTTGTTGAACCGTGAACGCGGCCAGAAGGATGGCGAGGATGAACGGTCAAAGATGGTGCTTCACATTGCCAAGAACCGTCACGGCAGAACAGGCCATGTCGCGCTCAGGTTTGAAGGGGTGTTTGCTCGTGTCGTTCAAGACAAGTAATCTAGCCATGTGGAAGACAACCAGGTTCAGTGCCGCAAATGCGGTTTCATTTGGGTCGTTATTCCTAAGAAGAAACACACAGCGCAATACTGTGCGAGTTGTCGGGCTAAACCAGCGAAGCAGGTGAAATACAATGGCGAGGCGTGTATTCCGTGGCATGGTGACTTTGACCGTGAGGATCGGCCTGTGGTTCGCGGCGTTAGGTTTATGCCTGGTGACCGTGTTTGTGGTCATTCCGATTGTGTGGCTTCTGCACACATTGTCAGTGGCAGTGTTTAGAATCAAACAAACTATTAGAAGGGTAAGAACATGGCTAAAAATCTATTTGTAACACTCACCGGTTATGCAGGCGAAACAAAGCAGACCAAAGCAGGCGGATCATATGTAACCGTTCCTGTTCCAGTTGTAAAAAGAAAAGACTCTGGCGAGTATGAAGTTGTGGAAAAGCACTACTTCAACATCTTTCTTGATGAAGGTGTGACCGTTCAAAAGGATGGCTTCTACGAGGTCACCGGTGAGCTGCGGATCAGCAAGTTCACTAACGACAAAGGCGAGTTAGCAATTTCCTTCTGGGTAAATAACGCCGTCTTCAAGTCATTGGCACAACCAGGCAACCCTGTTGGTCGCACAAACCTTGAAGCGTTTGGTGCTAGTGAGATTGCGCCGTTCTAATGCACAAACTTTTGACCTTCTTTGTTTTGGGGTCGGGTGCGCTGTTTTCGTGGCTGGCTGTTGACAACGATGCGTTGCCTGTGCCGTTGCGGTTGTGGGCTTTGATTGTGTTCATGTTCCAGGTTGGCACGATGGCGGCAGTGTGGTTGCGGAAGTAGGCCGCGAACACGCTTTGCTGTTCGTTGATGGCAGACCAGCACCACAAGGCAGCAAGAACGCTTTTGTGATTGCCGGCAAACCTGTGATGGTTGAGGCCAGCAAACATTTACCAGCTTGGCGCAACGACATCATTCTGGCAGTCAAACAGATGTTCAACGACACGCAGGATGTCACGATGTTTGTTGACCCTGTGAAACTGAAAGTGACCTTTTATCTTGAACGGCCGCCAAACACCAAGTTCGTGAACTATCCAGGCGGAAAACCCGACTTGGATCACTATATTCGCGGATGCGGTGATGCACTCAAAATCGCTGGACTCGTCAAGGATGACAGCTTGATTGTCAAGATTCTGGCCGAAAAGGTCTGGTGCGGCGAAAACACAAGGCCTGAGCCTGGCGCAACCATCGAATTGTGGCGATTGTAACGGTTCTATAACGGCACAAAATTAGGGCGTTTCGTTGCTTGATTTTGTCGGTGGTCATCCCTAGATTTGACCTGTCAGGCCAACAAACTGACGAAAGGGTAACAAATGAAAATTCTATTGATATTGGCTGCTGGTGCAGCTTTGGGCTTCGGCCTGCACTACATCCTTGAACTAGGTCTAGGCAAATGGCTCACAGTTGTTTGCGCTTTGGCTTTGTGTGTGATCCTGTTCCGCGAGTATGTGACCCGACCAGGTGGGAAGCGAGGCCGCAA